AGTCGTAGGAATTGGTTGTGTTACTAAAGGTATTACCGGAGTTTGATGGTTGACCAATCGGATCAACAGGACGTTCCGCAATGTGTAAATAACCATCGTCGCCAATAGCCACACTTACTCCTTAAATAGTTTCCAATAAAAAACCCCGCCGAAGCGGGGTTGGTAATGCTGGTACTGCTTACGCTGTCAGTGCTGCCACTTCGTCAGCGGTTAGCCCCAATGCGGTAAGTTTGGCGATAGCGGCTGCTTTCGCATCTGCCTTTGCCTTCTCTGCTGCATCAGCGGCTGCCTTGTCAGCGGCGGCTTGTGCGGCTGCTGCCTCGGCTGCTGCAATTTCCTCAGCGGTTTGTGGGCGAGTGGTGGTAATTCCAGTCTCGCAGTTTACTTCGATTACATCTGCCATGTTTGTTGCTCCTTAGTTATGAGTTTTTAATGCCGTACAAAGATGCGATTGAATACTGTGCAAAGTTTCCCGAGCCAGGGTTTAATGTTATTGAGGTAATTGCTGACGCGTTAGACCAAAGTCCAGAGACAAAATAAGAATAACTGGTTGCCGTGTTAGCCTCTGCTACTGCTTCTACCGATACTGATTTGTAATTTGATGAATTGTAATTTGGAATATAAATATCCATGCTGCCAAAAGTGCTAGCAGTATCCCCTGAACCGTCCATAATGCCCAATAAAATAGATGAAGTGGAGCCATTGTTATTAGAACCACCACCACCGCCAGTACCATATAATCCAATCCAAGAGTATGAACTAGATGAACCATTAAATGTCATACTCGGATTAACTTGCGAGCCAGATGTTGCCCGACCCGAAAGTTTTATTAACAAATCCGTATAAGTATTTGGAATTGTGCCGCCGGAACCAAAAACAATAGACGATGCTCCACCAGAACCAACGATTGTGCTTGCAATCAAGTTATATGTTGAAGTTGCCATAGTTAAGCACTCGCAATTCCGTAGAGAGTAAAGGTGGAGCCAGAATAAAAATTTGTTCCGTTGAAATCACCAAAACTAATTTGATTGATTGCAGCAGTATTTCTCCATAAATTTACGGTGGTACCCACTATATTTGTTGAGTTAGTTGTTTGTTGAGCATTGAATCGAGTCAACCAAGTTTTGTAAGTTGTCGTATTTGAATAATTCAAAAAATGAGTGACAACGGTATTTCTTGTTCCATTATCAGCAGCCAAAGCAGTAGCCCAAAATCCCGCACTCACTGCATTGGTTGCCCTGCTTGAAGCCGCTGAGCTTCCATCGCCAGAAAGCATGGTCGAAGAATAATTTGTTCCAGTATCTATTGCGCCGTTGCCAACTTGAATTCCAACTCCAATATAAGTCGCAACTGAGTAATATCCCAAAACATTTGCTACTAATACTAAATCAGTATAAGTTTGCGGAATTGAAGTAAAAGAAACTGATGATGCATTTGATGCAAGTGTTTGTGTTGCAATCGGTGTATATGTTGCTGCGCTAGCCATGTTATTTCACCCCATAAAGTGCAAATTGAGAGTATTGCTGAAAACTACTTAAGTCAATTTCTATTGTTGTAATTGCTGAAGTGTTAAGCCACAAAACCGAAGAAAGTGTAATATAACCTGAACCATTAGCGTCATATCCACCAATTTCACGAATGGTTTTGTTTTTGTTTGTGTTTGTATAATCTAGAATATCTATAATAGAAGCGCCTGGGCTTGTTGTTGCACCACTACCCATAAATTCTGGAAGATAAGGTTGATTATATGCGGCTGAACTAGCCGATGAGCCAGAACCATATACATAATGGTTCCAATAATGCGAATCAGTTGTGTCGCTGTTGAAGTGTATTTTGCCAGCATTTCCAGCAACTGTTCCTAAAGTCAATGCTCTGATTTGCAGATGAGTATAAGTTTGAGGAATAGAAGAAAAAATAACACTGCTTGCTCCACCCGAACCAACGGTTACGGTTTGGAGCGAAACATAATTGCTAGAAAACAAATGCCCCGATATTCCAGAGGCAAGAATGCCCGGTAGAATCATGCAATATCTCCAAGCACTAACCAAGTATTTGCAGCCGTCTGAATTGCTGAAGCACCGCTGTATTGCACACGAGTCTTAGGAGCCGAAGCGGTTGATCCGTTGGAAACAATGGTTACGCCTGAGCCTTGGGTAATAGTCGTCTGACCAGCGCCAGTCTGGGCAATGTTCAAGATAGTGCCGACTGGGAAAGCCACTGACGAGTTTGGTGGAATGGTGAAAGTGTTAGCCGATGCGTTGTTAATCGTAACAAGCGTATTGCTACCATCGCCAAGGACTGCGGTGTATGAAGCAGACTGGGCATTGACGTTGATAGTAGGCGAGACTGCATTGTTCGTGAGTAGCGAGACAGCCATTAGAGTGTTACTCCTGTCGCAGTAAAGTCGGTGTTGCCTGTTGTGGAATACACCTTAACCGTATCTCCGCTAGCTAATGTCCAGCCTGGTGTTTCCTGCAAAGTGCTGTTAGCCGCAAGGGTGAAGTTGTAGAATTGGTAGTAGGCTGAACCACCTGATTTTGTAATCGATACTTGAATTGTATCATTAGTACCGCCCTTGTTGCAAGCGGTGAACGAGGAGACGATGCTTCCATTGGTTGAGCCAGTCACCAGAGTAGTAGTGGCTGATGCACCTGGAGTTGATTGTCCGAGAACGACGTATGCGGTTGCCATTATTGAATGTCCCCAATCAAGGTGAATGTATTGCTTGCGGTACAAAGAATGGTTGCCGCTGAGTATTGAGTACGCAGCTTGGTGCCAGTGCCTGTGAAGGTTGCTGTGCCGTCACCCTGTACGGTTACCTGACCTGCGCCAGTTTGCTGGATGTTGATAGCCTGACCGACGGAGAATGTGGCAGCTGGGATAGTCAAGGTAATTCCACCAGTGTTGTAGAGCGTTACCAGCTTGGCTGCGTCAGCAGCTACAAGGGTATAGCTGGTATTGGTCTGAGCGTTAATGCCCATGGCAATGATAGGAGCTGTGCCGAATACCAGTGAGCCAGAGCCTGTCTCGTCGGTAACTGCGGCAGCTAAGTTAGCTGAGGTTGGTGTGGCAAGGAATGTGCCGACTGAGCCTGTAATGCCGTGTACTCCGCCAGGACCAGCAGCAGCATGATCCTGAAAGTCGGTCATATCCTGAGCAACAAGTACGTGGCGAACGACTGCACCGGCATTGTGAGCCGCTGGAGCTGAACCGTTAAATCCACGAGTGATGCTGAGGATTGCGCCAGAGGCGCCAGTAACCAAGACTAATTCTTCAGAAGCGGTGTTGTAATCCAATGCCAAGACATAAGGATACGAAGATGGAAAACCCACTGGGATGGTTGACAGCGTGACGCTTGTTGCGCTGCTGGTGATGCCAGCCGATACGGTGTTGTCCACCGCGTTGGCTGAGTAATAACGTCGTTGTGCCATAAGCCGTCCTTAGCTTGTGTAGTGAGTGCGAGGTGGGTACTGCTCTTGAAGGCGACGCACTTCGACCAGAAGGCGTTGCTGGTAAAGCTGTTGAATCATCCGACCAATGTTGGTAGCTGAACCAATCGGATCATTAGCCTGCATTGCATCTGCTTCAGCAGTAGCGGCAGGTACACGACCCATATCCAGATACATGGCGGTACGGTAAGCAGCACCGAGAACGATTACTTCGCGGGCTGAATCTGGCAATCCCGTTAAGGATGCAAAGTCATCTGAGTCATACTGAAGCGTTGTAGGCTTTTTGGTGTAGGTAACCATGACGGTACGACCAGGAATAATGCCTTCACGAATCGAAATGGTCTTGCCTGTATTCCATGTGACAGGGTTAGCCATACGGTCAATGCGATAGTGGCGCACTGGCAACCATTCACGAGATGGGCCAATAGTCTGCCATGAGCAGCCGAGAACGTCGATTGCTTCCTGTGGCAACGGATAGGTAGTACGAGCCGCTTGCCAAGTAAAGGTGGTGTAGTAGACGCCGAACAAATCTGGGTAAACGCCGTCGATTGCGAGGTTAATGTTTCGCCGGATAACACTACGCGGAAAGGATGGCGTAATGGTTACACGAGTACCAGCCGTATGGCTTGTAGCTACAGTGTCACGAAAGCCTCGTCCATAGGCAGGGATGGTAGCCGTATTAGAAGTACGGTCAAAGGAGTCTACCCAGATAAGCTCGTCATCAATTTCAACCAAGCCACGGGTAAGCACGGTTCCGTCAGCAACTTGGAAAGAAGTTGCTGTGGCACTTAGCCCAGAGGTGAGGTAAGTCGCCTGATCCTGACGGTTGGTGTAACCCGTCAGAGCCAAAAGCGTTTCGTTGATAACGTCGATAAATTGTGTCACGATGTAATCCTTGCTGCTGCTTCGGCTTCACCAATACCGTAGGTACCAGCAAGCAGGTTTAATACGCCAGGCGTATCTTCGTAGTAGTTCTTGCCGCCATTGCGATAAGCGTAGATGGCATTCAATGCTCCGATGCCACGAGTCTGACCATGGCTAGAACGTCCACCAGGGATGACATTGTCAGCCCATTGGATGCAAGCACCGTCAAAGTCTAATTGCGGTACGCCATTGATAATGGTGCCAGCTAAGCGATTCATGTGATATGTCGCTGATAAGCCACCGTAATTTGCCATCTATCTGCCTTTCGTGGGGAAGGAATTATTTACTTGTTCTTGGTGCCGCCGACACCTTCATACTCACCGTATGGAGTCTTGGTTGGCTTGCCGGTCAACTTATCGTTGAGCTTGCCAACTGCATTCTTATTACATCCGCATTCTTTGCACATGTTACTTACCCTTCTTGGCTGGTAGGACTTTCTTCAAATTTGGATTTGCCTTCTTTGCCGCTGGGCTAGCCTTGCGGGTAGATGAGGCGAGGATTGCTCCGGCTGACTTCATAGAAACGCCAGACTTCTTGGCGATAGACTTTTGCGCTGCGGCAAAGCCCATACCCTTTTTTGCTGCTGCCATTAGATTGCTCCTGTTTCTTTCATTACGTTAGCCGTCTGCTTCGTAATTTTTGTAGCCGCTGGCATAGACTCAGCGTTGTATGCAACGCCTAGCTTGTCACTAGCAGCCCGTGCTTCTTGCACAGCTCTCATGGTTGTACCTGCGGGTTGGATGCCTTCAGACCTAGCTGCGGCATAGGCGTTAAGTTCGCCATCCCATCTCTTAGCCGACATATTCTCGGCTCGTCCTGCGTCTCCGGTATTTACTTGGAGGGTAAGGAGCTTACAAGCAAAGCAGCCATCGACATAACCAGTATGGTTAAGATGATCCGATTCTTCAACGTCGGACGGGAAAGGTTCAGTATCTGTGTAGCCACAGACCGTGCAAGTGTAAATAGGAATCCAGTCATGCTTGTCATTGAATCCAAAGCTAATTGGTCCTTGCTCGTGCTGATGCTCGCTCATGTAATAGTTTCTCCATAAAGTCTATATTCCGTTGAATACGGTCTTGTTCAGGCCCGTTTGCTTTAGCCGCTTCTTTGGCAAAAACTAAGGCTTCTTCAACATGTCCGAGGTTGTATGCGCTAACGCCTGCAAGGTCGTAGGCTTTCCAATCCCAGATGGCAGATTCGTAGCAGTAATGGACGGAGCGAGGAAGGTCCAAAACACTAAGAGAGGCATCTAAACACCTTTGCCATTGTTGTCTACGATAAGCGTCTATGGCTATGCCATAATGCGGTTCGCCCTCATGGGGCAGAATCTCTACGCCTTTATCGTAATATTCAGTTGCTTCGTCAGCTTTGCCAAGCTGGTGTAGTGATTCACCTACCCACCGGCATACTGCTGCATGTTCGACATCCCAGCCTTGAAGCTCAAGCTGGCGCTTACCTGCGGTAACGACATCTGCCCAACGCCCATGGAAGTAATACTCACGGGTCATGTATGTCCACATTCGTGGATCATCGGGATATTCTTTGACGCACAGTTCTAGCAAAGTGAGATACTGTGAGCGAGACTTTGAATCATCTGGCTGATGCTTGATAACCGCATCTAATATACTGACGGACTTAGCTTCTCCGTCTCCGTACCAAAGCTGTACTTCATGGCATGGATACTTCCAATGCCATCCATGGCGAGAATGTAATCTATCTCTGTGCCATGTGGAGCCAGTATCCATTGTTATCCAACCGACATTGGCATTCTTCTTCCAGCCCTTGCGTACTTTATCAAAGAAGCCAGGCTGAGGCACTTCGTCTAAATCTAGGATTACGCAGACATCTGCGTCTTTTGGTACGAGCGATAGCGCCGCATTACGAGCATCATCAAAGCGCCAAGGGCTAACAGTAATATCATAAACCGTAACGCCGAGATTCCGTAACGCTTCCGCTGTGCCATCTGTTGATCCTGTATCTGCTACTATGATGTAATCTGCATCCTTGCAGGCAGCGGCATATCGCTCAACGTGTTTAATTTCGTTGAGAGCGATAGAGTAAACCGCTATCTTTGTCATGCCGCTATTCTATCACATGCCGCCAAATACTAAGATGTCCCAGTAGTTCGCTGCTCCCGTGCTTCCCGTAGAACCTGTCGCGCCTGTTTGTCCAGTAGCCCCTGTATTTCCAGTCGAGCCAGTGCTGCCAGTATTACCTGTCGCCCCTGTTGGTCCTGCGACGCCAGTCGCTCCCGTAGCCCCTGTTGAACCGGTGCTTCCTGTCGCGCCTGCCGCACCCGTTGATCCGGTTTGACCTGTTGCGCCAGTTGCTCCAGTAACGCTTGCTCCTGTGGCTCCAGTATTTCCTGCGGCTCCTGTGGCACCCGTTGCTCCTGTCGGTCCTAGTATGGTGTACATAATCTGTTCGACGTGAACATTGACGCTTGGAGAAGCAGGACGAGTTGGAGATGTGCCAGATGATGCGGCAAGCAACTCCATATATGTATTTTGTGAGGACCAGTAGAACTGGATGTAGTCATTAGCGTTGACGGTAACCAAGTCTTCAAT